TGCAAGAGAAACCTCATCGTTATCTTGCATCACTTTAGGAAAATGTTTTCTATTTATCTCCATTAGTTATACACTCTAATTTCTATGAAAGTACCGTTTAAACTATTATTACTAGGGGACGAAGCAAGTGAAAGAGTGTATAAATCTATTAAATTTTCTTGCTGATACCTAGTAGTATATGTTCTAGGGGTTAAAGGATCTCCTTGGTCATATGGAGTTGCCATTATAACACTTGTCTTTGCTCCAGTAAATAAATTATTAGAACCAATAGAGTAAGCACCTATATCAATATATTCAAAAAAAATGTTGCCAATAGTGTTTTCTAATACTGTTACTACTGGTGCTGCGTCACTATAATATAAAGTAGCATCTTCACCCCAACTATTTGGTGTTGTACCTGTAGCTATAAACTTAGTACCTACTTCATTATTAGGAGCTCCTACATTAGTCCAATCAGGATTACCTGATATAATCTCATCAATTATATATGTAACACCTATTGTTAATAAGCCAGAACTTACAAATACATTACTATTATCTCCACCACTCTGTGTTAAAAAAGCTGTGAACACTTTATATGTAGGAACAGGTATTTTACTCTCTATAAATTGATCTAGATTCAACCATTCTTTATATCCTTTTCTAGCTTTTTCCCAAAAACCAGTTTTAATGTATGTAGACATAATGTTTTTATGACAATGTTAATAAATATTTTGTTTTAGCTGCTTCTCCTGATAATGCATCTGCTAGATTACATACATCATGGAAACCATTCTTCTCACCATACATCTTTAAACTTGATGCAAACTTCATAAGATCTGATACACATTGTTCAGGTTTGCAATTTGTAAGAGGTTCTATTTTATAAAGACCAGGTCTTTTACCTGTATATCCCATAATCTTTTCTACCACACCATCTTTGAAATCATGTACGTAATCATACAATGCACCAAGAGCTTGATGCTCTGCATAACTGGTTGTTTGCCAATGTAGCAGATGTAATTGCTCATGAAAATATGTAAGCTTTGCAGCTATAGATTCTAATGAAAGATCCATAACTGCTTTACTTGCCATATCGTTTGGAAATAATGATAACTCAGCCATAATTAAGTTGTGGTTGTAGTTGTTGTAGTTGGAGCTACAGTGGTAGTAGTGGTAGTAGTATAATTACAACACTCGTATGCTGGAATCTCTTTCCATTTTCCTACTTTTGGCTTATTTTTTCTAAGGATTAAGCTTCCTGCAACTATACGTCCTGAACCATCAAAACGAACAAATGCTTTCAAAGGCCTTGTATTAATTGTACTCATTTTTATTAAATTTTATTTGTTAATATTATTAAACTAATTTGACATATGACCATATAAAATTATTACTAGGTCTTTTTTGTTGTCTACACCACTCACCTATACTTGTAGGTGATACATTTTCTTTTGTTCCTGCTTCTTGTAAACAAGAATAAGTAACTAAAAGTACTCTGTCTTTATTATATTTATATACTTTTTTTCTTCTAGGATTAACCCAACCTTTTTCTATTCTCTCTTTGCTTTTTAAAGATATGATTTGTTTTGATTTATCGCTATGTTTTTTGCCTTTATTTCCAGAAACTTGTCCTAAATGTGAATCAGATAATTTTTTTAAATGTTCATCTGTATACACATTAACTTTTCCTTTGTTCCAAGGAGTTCTTCCAGTAGGTCCTTTTCCACCATCAGTACTATTTAATATAGTATAATTTTTTTGACTATAATTAGAAATTAATTGTTTTTCTTTTAAAAAAGCTTCTTCTTCTGTTAAGTTACTTTCAATAACTTTAAACATAACCTTTAATTTCTTTTCTTCTATAACATCATTCATCCAAATATATAATGGAAAATCTATATATCTTTTATAAGTTCTATTTATAGAATGTTTATATGCTCTTTGATTATAATCAGAAGTAACTCCTATATAAATATTTTTATCAATCTCATCTTCAGAATACATTGTATAAACACAATATGGTTTATCTGGATAATCAAGATTTACTAAACCATTATATTCTTTCATATTAATAATGTAAGTTATATTTTTCTTTTATTTCGTTTAGCTTAGTGGCATAAAACCACGTACAAAACTTTTTAGAATTCTCATCATTCAATACAGTTTCTAAATATGGATCTTTTGTCGGATCAGTTCCCATGTGGTATTTACCTTTATAGAAAGCTGGGTATCCATTTCCTGTTTCAGAAACTATTCCTGCGTTATGAAAGATTGTGTGAGACTCTAATTTTACAATAGGATCTGTTGCCCATGCAAAATCTAATTCTCTCACCACTTTTGTCTCTTGATCTCTTAACCAGATGTTCCATAAGACAGCCCACATATCTGCACACCAACTTTGAAACCCTGAGTTTTCATCTTTAAAGAATTCTCTATTTATCTTTTGTAAATAGGTTCTTATAAGAATACAATCATTCATCACCTTACTCCAGAAATCAGCATCTACATTCTTTAATAAATATTGTGCTCCTCCTGAATGATCATTATTAGCTTCAGCTATCTCTCTACTGATTCCAATAACACTTGCTATTTCTGCAAGAACATCTCTACCTTTATACTCTTCTAGTTTCTCTGGTAATACTTGATGTATCTTACTATCAAAATATTTAGCGTTGATGTAGCTATTTGTGTCTGATAGATAGTTTATATCATCTTCTAAAAACTGATCTACATTAAAGTCTTTCATAAATAGAATGTCAGAATCACAATAAAAGATTGCTTTCTCACTTAGTTCTGGATGTTTCTTAAAATGTTTCCAAAGAACATATGGTCTAAGTACAGGAATGTATATTCCTATTAATCTATTTAAGTTGTCTTCATCTTCATAGAAATGAAATTCAGCTTCTGGATACAACTCTTCGATCTGTTTCCACTTATCTCTATTCTCTCTTCCTTTAGGAGTGAATATAAGATTGATTGCTTTGTCAGAATGTCCTATCTCTTTTAGACTTTCCATCCATAAGTTTACTTGCCATGTGTAATAGATGTCACTTGGACAACATTGAACAAATTTTAAATCTTTCATAATGTAGTTGGTTTATTATATTTTATTGTTGTGTGGTTATTAGTTTTCTGGGAATGGTGTATATTCAATCCTTTCTAACTCGTTAAGTTGGTCGTAAATTTCTGAAAAGTTTGGGTCGTTTAAGACCTCTAAACCAACTATCCATCTATCACTACCATCTTTTACAAATAGTAATTCAGATGCGTTATTCTTATAACCATTCAATGCGTTATATTGCTCTGTATTTGGGTGTAGTACTAACATATTATAAAGAATTTAAATAAGTATCAAAAGTATTTACAAAAGCAGTGTTTTCTGTAATCATAGAAGCACCCATTGCATACATAGATATTTCCGCAGTTGAATAAATTCCAAATTGCCTTAATATCCATTGATTTGAACTTCCCAATACTGTTGATGTCAATGTTCTATTTCCAATTGTAGTTGCGTTAAATAAAGAAACAGCAGTACTACTTGTACGATGTATGGATTTCATTCCTTTAGCAGTAGTGTATTCAAAAGCAGTACTTAAAGTATTTACAGAACCAGAATTGATTTTTTGAGTATTGTAAAGACCTATACGAATATTATTTGTGTCAATACTGTTTCCATCTATTCTTTGCGTAGCTCCACCCGAAAACAAATACATATATCTACTTGCATTGTTTAAAGAATAATTTACACCTTGTGTAGCAGGATTAAAATTTGTATCAACATAACTACTTGTGCCATTACCCATAAATCCTTCATTTGTTGTAAAAGTTGGAGAGTTAATTAAAGTTGCTTGGTTTAATGTAGGTGCTTTCCAATTTAATGTTCCAAAATCACTACCACCATCATTAGCAAAAATATATAACACATCAAGTTTAGTCCATATACTACCTGCTTTTAAAGATAAAACCAAATTATTTTGTATAATTTGTTGAGAAGCTGAAGGCAATGTATATCCTAAAGCAACAGCTCTATTCAATACAGCTTGATAATTTGCATCAAATGAGCTATTTTGTCCTTGTCCTGCTCCTAATAATGTTAACATATTATGCGTAAGTTAAATTAACAATCACATCTCCTGCTCCTACTGAACCAGTATCATTATCTGCTGAACCACTTGTAATTGCGACACCAATTCCTAAAGGAAAATTAACTCCCATTGAAAAAGGAATAGCAACCCCAGCTCCTTGTGTATTAGCTGGAATTGGAATAGTCATCACTGGAACATCTGTTCCTACTGTTGGAGCTGTTGCTTTGTTATATAATTTTAAATATCTAACGGTACTTGTAAGTCCTATTGCTACAATTGAATATAAATTACCAGGAGTAGCTTTAATTGCATTAGCATTTGTTGAAGCTAATGAAATTAATTTATAAGGAGTGGTTCCATTAGTACCTGTAGTATTTGCTCTAGGACTAACTGCTACTGGTGTAGCTCTTAATTCTGTATCAGTTAAAGGTCCTGTTACAGGAACTGGATCTGTTATATCATTAATTACTGTCACATCTGATGCAGTTCCTGTCACCTTTGTTAAGTATTCTAATTGTTTTGATATTTGCCATAATAGATTAGAGTCTGTTCCCCAACCTATCTGTCTTGAAGGTATTGCCATGATTTAAATTTTTATTCGTTATACAAAAATAAGTTTTTTTAATTATAAGTAGATGATTATCACCAAAATAAAATAACAAAAATAGTTAGAACGAATCTAACTAATCTGATTACTTATTTTCTAAATAGATCTAAGTTGGAAGTGCATACCGTCAGGTCTACTTGTCCAAGTTCCTCCCCATTCAAATCCACAATCAGTAAAACATTTTACTAATTTAGGAGACATTGTAGGTGTTTTACCTAATCCATTCCACGCAGCATTGATATCTATAGCTATTCCCCAAGAGTGTAAAGACATCGATTTAAGACCTCTTTTCTTTCTTACATTGAAACAACCATCCCACGTTTTTAATTCATCTATAAGCCCTCTATCTATTATATTAGAGAAAGCTTGCATTAATGGACCAATCATTAATTTGTTACAATATAACTTCTTTGGTATAACTCCTATCTCAAGATGTGAGGGCACATCCCAAAGAGTCATGTATTTTAACTCGTTAGTAGTTATTGCAGGATCACCCCACTTCTTTAAGCATTGTGTACTTGTTACCATTTATTATTTGATTTTAATTTTCCAATATGTTCCAAGTCCATAAGTAATGGTTCCATTAAAGTCTACACCAATAGATCCTTGGTAAATATGATCTTTTTTTGTTTTGTATATAAATCCAGGACTAAATGCTGTTATATCAGTTCTGTTAACAAAACCATTAAGACCTACATATAATTGTCTTTTAGTTTCTTCTTGTTTTGTTATAGTGATAGTTTTTATAACCTGTGGTATCTTATAGTCTTTTATGTATCCTCTTTTACCATATAATTTATTAATCCACACAGTGTCTCTAATCACTATTGTACCAAGACTATCTAATTTCAATGTGTCTGTATATATTGTTCTAACTAAATGTTCTTTTAAAAGATTCTGAAATCTAGCTTTACATGTATCAATAGTTTCACCAGGATAGTATTCTGGTTTATTTATATGCACATACTGCTTTTTATAAACAGTCACTTCTTTAGTTATTGTGTCATGTACATGTTTGTAGATAGTATCAATTTTCACTTCTGTAGTGTCTCCTGCTTTTTCTATCTTATCACAGCTTCTCTGTATTAATATGATAGCCACTAGACATGCTATAATGATAAAGTAAAATCTATTTTTCATAATTCCCTCTTGCTTTAAATAAACGTTCTGCTATTTCAGTAGCTGCTTGTGATCCTATATATATTGCTGCTACCACTGTCCAATTGTCTGAATCTATATTTGATGTAAATAAAGCTACTGATGCAATTATAAATGCCATCAGTTTTCTACTCACCCATTTAGATAACAACAAATCTATCTTTTCTTTTGTGCTCATGTTATTTGATTTTACTGTATATGTTAGCAAGATATTGTAAACCTGCAGCAGCTGCAACAATGATACCAATAGTCCAA